GGCTCTTGGCCGCAGCGGTCCTGGGCTGGGAAGGCCTGACCGAGAACGGCGAGCCGCTGCCGTGCACTCCCGAGAACGTCACGGCCCTGCTCACTGACTACGCCTGGGTGCGCCGTCAGGTGGACGAGGCTATCGGGAACGACGCGCTTTTTTTCTCGGCCTGACGGAGGAGCTGGTGGCGTGGGCGCGTGAGGAGTTCCGGCTGGGCAAGCCCGACAAGAACGGGACGTCCCTCCGTTCCCATCTCCAGGCTGCCGGAGTCGAGGAGCCAAACCCTCACCCCTTCCCCGAGGCCTTGGGCTACCTCTGGGCGTGGTTCCTGGACCTCTCCGCCGGGCGCCTCTCGGGCCTGGGGCCCTGCCCGATCACGTGGGAGGGGATGAGCGCCTGGGCCGCCCTCACCGGGAACCAGATGGCCCCCTGGGAAGTTCGGGCCATCCGTGCCCTTGACGCTGCCTACCTGGCCGCTGGAGCCTGACATGGAAGCCGCAAACCTCACGCTCCGCATCAACACCGAGGGGATGTCCGAGGCCCAGCGCGGGATGGAGGGGCTGACGAACAGCGCCAACATCCTCCAGGAGGCCGCAAAGAGGGTGGCCGTGGCGTTCGCCGCATGGAAGATCGCCGATTGGGCGAAGGATACGGCTTTACTTTCGGCCCGGTATGAAACGCTCGGAATCGCTATGAATACGGCTGGCCTGAACGCCGGGTTCAGTGCTGCCCAGATGTCTGCGCTTCAGAAAAGCATGGAAGATACTGGGATTTCGATGGTGTCAGCCCGCCAGAGCCTCGTAATGATGGCAGCGGCACAGATGGATCTAGGCAAGAGTTCGGAATTGGCTCGTGTCGCTCAGAACGTAGCGATTGTCGCAAACATGAACAGTTCTGAGGCATTCGAGACGCTGACCCGATCCATCCAGACGGGACAGGCAATCATCGCTCATCACATGGGCTTGGTGGTGAACTACGCCGGTGCGGAAGAGAAACTTGCCAAGGCAATTGGGAAGACAAAGGACCAACTTACGGACAGTGAAAAGATACAGGCCCGTATGAATGAAGTGATGCGAGTTGGCGCGGGATATCAGGGACTTTATGAATCATCCATGACCACCGCTGGAAAGCAGTTGAAGTCCATGGAACGGTATGTCGAAAACCTCCAGGTGAAAATCGGGGCACTTTTCCAGCCCGCGCTGGCCGCAGGAGTTGAGTTCTTCACCGCCGCGCTGAAAGATTTGGCGGCATGGATGGATAAGGCATCGAAGAGTGGGGATCTCCAGAAAATCGCGGGCGCAATTGGATCGTTTACGTCTGGCGGTCTGGAGGCTGCGGCAGCACCAATCAAGATGATGATTGAGTATTCCAGGCAGCTCAAAGAAGCCACGCTTGCCATCGGTGCGGCGGCACTATTCGCTTATGGGAACCAGTGGATTCCTGCCATAGCTGCGGCCATCGCACCCACACTGAGGGCCATTACGTTGGTCGTGTCCATGGAACTGGCGACGATCAATTACGCTACGTCAACCGGGGCTGCGGCACTTGCCATGGCTGGGTTCCGTGCGGCCATGACGGCGCTATTGAGTCCTATGGGCTTGGTTGCGGCAGGACTTGCCGCTCTCTATTTCTCCACCAAGGGGATTAGGGAAGAGACGGAAAGACTGAATGATGCCAGTGCGAGGCAAGAACGGTTTATCACTCAGGTTCAAAATCCAATTCTAAATCTGAAGTCAGATGCACAAAGCCTGGAAAAGCAGCGGGCGGCACTCTTGGCCGATGGTGGGACACCGGGTGTTCATACCCATCAGTTCCAGGTTGAAGAACTCGTGAAAAACACAACTAAAGGGATGGACAACATTACCCCTGAATGGGCCGAGAGCGCCCGCAGGTATGCGGAGCGAGTAGTTACCGCCAGGGATGCACTGGAATCGACCAAGACAACATTGCTGAAGCAACAGGAGGCTATGGAAGCCGCTGCAAAGTCTGCTCAAGCCTACGCAGAGGCCCAGGCTAAGGCTAGAGATCAGATCACCCAGACGCTAGGCCGCCACATGACAGAAGGAACGGCTATCACGGCACTGGAACACGAACAGCTCGACATTCTGGCAAAGAAAGTAGGGCTTCAGAAGGTTTCGTACGACATGGCTGAGGCCATGGTGAAACTCCCGACCAGGGAAAAGACGGTTCCATCCGACATTCTGGCCCCGGCGGTTGAGAAAACCACCTTTAACTTCCAAAAGCTCGAGGACACCACCACCACCCTCATGCGCAAACTGCGGGATGCCGCGGAATCCGGTGACACCTTCGCCATCATGGGCTACACGGTCGCCACATCCGCCGCGAACGCAGCGGACGCCCTGACCCGGTGGAGCACCAACGTGGACGGCCTGGGGGTGTCATGGCGAACCTTGGGCGACACCGTGCGCAACGTCATCGCGGACATGCTCCGCCAGATGGAGCGGGCCATCATCCAGCAGAAGCTCATGGACCCGCTGCTGAAGTGGGCAGGGATTGCGATCAGTGGTTGGGCTGGAGGGACCAGCGGCCTGTCCACCTCCGGCGTTGCACCTTCCGGCTCCACCGGCATGACCTTCGCCGCTCCCCCATCGGGTGGTTCGGCTCCGCAGGCGAACATCATCGTCAACGTCAACGGCGCGGACACCAAGGCCACGGCGAAGGACGGCGGGGCCCAGGCCATCAATCTGGCCCAGCAGGTCCGCGGCGTGGTGAACCAGTGGGCCGTTGAGCAGTCCCGCTCCGGCGGCATCCTGGCGAGGGCGTGATGGCGACCTTCACCTATGCTCCCGACTGGGGCTGCAAGCCCACGATGCAGCCCCGCATTCTCCAGGCGAAGTTCGGTGATGGCTACGACCAGCGATCCGGTGATGGCCTGAACACACGCCTCCCTGTGTGGTCGCTGGTGTTCAGCGTCCGCACTCAGACCGAGGCGACGGCCATCGCCGCATGGCTGGCGACGAACAACGCGGACGTGACCTCATTCGACTGGACGGCGCCGGACGGCACGGTCGGGAAGTGGATCGCCAACAAGTGGACCCCGGCCACGCCGGACGATTACGGCTCCTGGAGCATCCAGGCTGAGTTCCGGCAGGTGCCCGCATGACCGCGCCGCTGGCTGAGATCCAGAGCCTCGATCCCGGGGCCACGCTGGAACTGTTCGTCCTGGACCTGACCCCTCTTGGAGGTGCCGTCCTGCGCTTCCACGCAGGGACCAACAGCCTTGGGACGCCCGTGGTCTGGCAGGGGCAGACATACAGCCCGTTCCCGGTGCAGGTGGAGGGCCTGGACTTCAGTGCGAAGGGACCCCTCCCCCGCCCCACGATCCGCGTCTCGAACGTGGATGGGACGCTGGGGGCGCTGGTCCGGCAGTATGACGATCTCGTGGGCGCCTCGGTGGTCTGCAAGCGGTGCCTGGCGAAACACCTTGACGCGGTGAATTTCCCCGGCGGCGTGAATCCCACCGCGGACCCGACCGCGCACTGGGACGATGAGACCTTCGAGGTGGAGCAGAAGACGTCTGAGACCAAGGACGTGATCGAGTTCCAGCTTGCCTCGGCCATGGATGCCCAGGGCATCCGCCTGCCCCGCCGGCTGATTCAGGCCACGGTCTGCGGCTGGACGAACGCGGACACGGCCATCTGTTCGTTCGTGGCCACCTGCGACCGCAGGCTGGCGACCTGCAAGGTGAACTTCGGGGCGACGAATCCGCTCCCCTTCGGCGGCTTCCCCGCTGCCAACCGGGTGAAGTGATGACCCCCGAACTGCTTCGCCTCGCCCTGTCCTACGCTTCCCTGGCGGCCCCCGCAGAGTCCTGCGGGCTAGTCGTGGTGGCCCAGGGTGCCCATGTGGGCGACTACATGCCCGTGCGGAACCTCAGCACCGCGCATGACCGCTTCACCATCGCCCCGGAGGACTGGGCCCGCGCGGAGGACCATGGGCGGGTGGCAGCAGTGGTCCACTCCCATCCTGGGCAGGAGCCCACGGTCCCCAGCGAGGCTGACCGTGTTGCCTGTGACCTCAGCGGCATCCCCTGGCTGATCACGGGCGAGGCTGGCTCCTGGACCGTCCTGCACCCCCAAGGACGCCCATTCGAGGGACGGGAATTCTGCTGGGGCCTGGACGACTGCTACGCCCTGGTCAGGGACTGGTTCAGCGCATCGTTCGGCTGGGCCCTCCCCGACTTCGAGCGCGAGCCGGATTTCTGGCGCGAGCGGGACCTGTTCTCTACCAACCTCCAGCTGGCCGGGTTCCGCCCCGTGGAAGGCCGGACGCCGGAGCCTGGGGACGGGCTGCTGTTCAACGTCCGCGGGCGGTGCCCGGACCATTGCGCGGTCTATCTCGGCAACGGACGGATGCTCCACCAGCCCCAGGGCCGCCTCAGCGCCGTGGAACCCATCGGACGCTACGCCGAGAAGCTGGCCTACATCGCACGGAGGGCGGCATGAACCTGACGCGGATCGAACTATACGGCCACCTGCGGAAGCGGTTCGGCCGGCGCTTCATGCTCGCCGTGGGGAGCGTTTCTGAGGCCATCCGGGCGCTGGATTCGCAGCTCCCCGGCTTCGGGGCATGGGTATCCTCCCACGGTTCCTACAAGGTGCTGGTGGGCGCGGAAGCCCAGACGCTGGACACCCTGGAGAACCCGGTGGGCGGAGGCGAGGTCATCAAGATCGTACCCGTGGTGGCAGGGGCCTCGGACGCGGTTCAGATCATCGTGGGCGCAGCGTTGATCGCTGCTGGCGCGTTCACCGGGCAGGGGTGGCTTGTGAGCACGGGCGTCGCCATGGCTCTCGGCGGAGTAGCCACGATGTTGGCCGCTGCCCCACAGATCGGGGCTACGAGTCAGAACGGCCCGTCCGATATGCCCTCCTACAGCTTCGGCTCCCCTACCGTCACCATCGGGCAGGGGCGTCCTGTCCCGGTCCTCTACGGCGGCCCCCTGCGCATCGGCGGGGCCATCGTGAGCGCCGGCATAGTGTCCGAGGGTTACCAGTCCAAGGGCTTCGGGGGCGCGGCTTTCGATGACGCCGGGACCTGGAGCGGGAATGGGGACTCGATCCCCTGGAGCGCGGCCATCGCGCCTGCGTAGGAGCAACAGTGGTACAGGCGGCATGGGACAGCGGCGATCTGAACGGCAGGGGAGGCGGCTCGCGTGGCGGTGGGGCCAGCGTGGGCCTCGTCACGGACCCCAACGCCCGCGAGTTCGGGACCATCCTCCAGGTGATCAGTGAGGGGCCAATCCTGGGCCTCGTGAATGGCCTGAAGTCGGTTCAACTCGACGACACGCCAATCATGGATGCGGTCGGGAACCCAAATTTCAAGGGCGTTGCCCTGGCCCTCGTGGCGGGGACCAACACCCAGGCCATGATCCCCGGGTTCACGGATGCGGAGTCCGAAACGTCCGTGAACGTGAAGGTCTCCATCGCCAGCGGTGCCGTAACGCGAACCATCAGCACGACTGGGATCAGCGCAGTCCGGGTGCGGATCGCCATCCCATCCCTCAAGGTGATCAACGCCACGAGCGGAGCGGAAAGCGGAGCTGGGGTCCGCGTTAAGGTCGAAAAGCAATCTCCCTCCTGGAATGGGGGGGCATGGGCCACGGAGACGCTAGAAGGCTCTGGCATCATCATTGGCAAATTCGGGTCCAAATACACGCGCTCCTATCGAATCGAGACGCCCGCCGCGGGGCCGTGGTCCA